GTAGAAACCCGTGAGGGTTCACACGATTCAGGAGGTAATCTCGGTGATAAACCGAGAGCCTCGGGTATTTCAGCTACACATCTCCACAGCGCCTCACAGCGCGCGAAGATTGTCTGTCTGAATACGTTATTCACTTTCTCGTCGAAAGTGAGCCGTATGCTATCGACCTTCTCAGTGTCGAGTGCATAAGGTGTGTGAGATCCATAAGAATTCTTATGAATCACACGAGTGAGATCAACAAGTGACCTCATTACGCGCTTTTCACACTTACGCAGAAACCGTTCGGTTTCAATATACATCTTAGTCAGGTTTGACCCTGGGTAAGACAAATTGCAACCAACCGGTAAAAGGAGATGCTTCACAGCATCATATACCTTTTTCTGTGCCTTTGTTAAAAGCACATCAGATCGAGGACCAAGATTCCTACAAATGTCTAGGAAGTTGTCGTTAGACATCTTTCTCCATTTGTAAGAAGGTAGTACAGCATCTTTTGTAATCACCTTGCCAGCAAACTCCGAAAGGAGATTTGATGAAAGGGACTTCTGGGGAGACCATGGACACTTGAGAGTGTCTAAGATTTCAAGATAATCTTGAAATAACTTGTCATCCAGGATTACAACGTCATCACCGACAACGAAGAAGTCATGAGAGTAGCCTTTCTTTCTGCTCAGAAAGAAAAGTAGCAAACCATGAGTCAGTGTGAACGCAGCAAAGCTAGGTCTTAAACCTAAGGGTTGCCCACGTTTCCATTGTATATCACCGATTTCCGATTTAAAGGGAAGTCGAGATATCTCTTCGAATAATTTTATGTCTTTGATGTCGCCGAAGATCGAGCGCAGAGCAACTGATTGTAACCCCAAAGGGAAATAATCTGTGGCACCTGTTAAATCTACGGAATGTACTGTCTTATTAGCTTTTAATGCTAATTGAATCCACGGTATAGCTTTTGATTGGTCGAAAGTACAATCCCATGGAAGTCTCTGAACCACACCAGCGATGGCGTGTTGAAG